AACCCGCCGCGCACCGCAGCCAGCTCCCCGGCAAAGGCGGCGGCCATCGCGCCCGCCTGCCCCATCGCATCGTCCAGCGCCGTGATCTGCGCCTCCAGATCGTCGGCGCGCTCCAGCTCATCCATCGCTCGTCTCCTCTTGCGTGTCGGGAAAGGCCGCGAGCAGCGCCTCCAGCCCCGCCCGCGCCATCGGGCGCGGCCCGCGCCCCTCGCCCAGCATCAGCCGCAATTCCATCGGCGTCAGCGCCCAGAACTCCGTCGGTCGCAGGCCCAGCCCCTGCACCCCCGCGCGCATGAGCGCGGGCCAGTCAAATCGCGTATTACTCACCCGTCCTCTCCCGGCAGGGCAAAGGCGCGCGCGAGAAGCTGCGCCGCCGCCCGCGCCGCCGCCACCGGCCCGCCCTCGATCCCGGCGGTCAGCAGATCGGATGCCTGCCCCTCCCAGCCGCCGCCGCGCAGCCCGGCAACGATCACCGCCAGCACATCGCGCGACGAAAACCGCCCCTCCTCGAACCGCGTCACCAGATCGACAAGGGAATCGGCCCCCATGGCGGCCTCCATTTCCGCCAGCGCCCCCAGCGTCAGCCGCATCACGCAAGCCTCGCCGTCCAGCACCAGCGCCACCTCGCCCGCATAGGGGTTGGCCACCCCGCCGCTCACAGCGCCACGAAATCGAGCCGCCCCGCCGAGGCGAGCGACATCTCATAGGTCGCCTCGCCGTCATGGGTGCCGCCATACTCGATCCCGGTCACCTGGAACGGCCCCTCGATGGTGCCGAAATCGGGGATGATGACCTGGAAATCCGGCATTTCCCCGTCAAAGAAAATCTGCCGCATCCGCGCATCGCTCGCGGCATCGCGGAAAATCCCCGAGCCGCTGATGCTGGCAGATTTGACACCCGCCCCGGCCAGCAACTCGCGCCAGCCCCCCGCCGATTCCAGGCTGGTGACATCCACGCTTTCCGCGTTGAAGCTGACCCGCGTCGCGCGCAGCCCCGCCACCGTCTGGAAATTGCCGCCGCCATTGAGATCGACCTTGATGAGAAGGTCCTTGCCGTTCTGAACTGCCATGTCTTGTCTCCGTTCTCAGTTGGGTCAGGTGCCGTCATCCACGCGCGCCCGGAATGTCAGGTCGATCCACCGCCGTTGTCCGTCGCGGCTGCGTCGTGCGCGGGCACGCAGAAAGCCGAGCGCCACCAGCCGCCCCCGGTCGAGGCTCAGCGCCGCACCATCCAGCGCATCACTCACCGCCGCCGCCGCGTCCTTTGCCGCAAGGAACCCGGCGGCCGCGCTCACCACCGAGACGGTGACGCGGTGCTCTGCCCCCGCGCCCGTGCCGTCGCCGCGCGCGCGCACATCCTCGGGGCCGAGGACAACATAGAGATCGGGCACCGCCCCCTGCGGCGCGGCATCATGGATCGCACCGCCCACCAGCACGGACAACGCCGCATCGGCAACGAGGTGCTGCCAGATCGCCGCCTGTAGGGCCGCCGCCATGCCATAGCTCATGCCACTACCTCCTCTTCGGCCCAGAGGGTCAGGTATCCCGCCCCCGCATCGCTCTCGGTCACCGACAGGATGTGAAACAGCCGCGCACCATCGCGCAGCCGCTGGCCGGGTTTGGGCCGCGAGGGCGCCCCCTGCGGGGCCGCGCGCACCGTGATGCGATAGCCCGCGCGCCCCAGCCGCAGCCCGGCAGCCCCCAGGTCACGCCCGGTGCGCGCATCAAGCGCCGCCCAAAGCGTGCCGCGCACGGTCCAGACCTGCACGAACCCGCCCGCGCCGTCGGGCGCGCGTTCGGGCACCTCCAGAACCAGCGGGCGGTTGAGAACGGGCCGCGCCATCACCGCGCCCCCCCGCCCAGGATGCGCACCTTGCGGTAGCGCTCGATCAGGCTCGCCACGCCAAAGGGCATACAGCCCTCGCGCAGCGCCGTCTCGGCGCGGTGCTCGTAGTAATGCGCCGCCAGCAACAGCACCGCCTGCCCCAGGTCGGCAGGCAGGTCGCCCCAGCCCGCGCCATGGCCCGCGCGAAACGCGATCTCGGCCACGCCGCCCGTGGGCACCATCGGCAGGCTGTGCCCCGCAGGCCGCAGAACCGGGCGATGCGCGTCGCGCTCCAGACGGTAGAGCGCGGCGGCGACCACCTCTTCCTCGTCGGCGCGGTCACGCAGCACCAGGCTCAGGACAGCAGCCACCGGGGCCACCGGCAGGGGCTGCCCGGTGGCATCCTGCCAATCATGCAGAACCCATGAAAAATTTCTCTCGATCAGCACCTTGCCGGTGCGCCCCTCGATCGCGGCCAGCGCCGCGCGCAGAAATCCCTCCAGCACGGGATCCTGAATATCGTCATCCGCGAATCCGGTGCCCAGCCGCAGATGCGCCTTGAACTCCGCCAGCGGCAATGCGGCATCCGGCACCGCAGTCTCTTCCATCAGCAACATGGACATCTCCATCATCCCGAACCCCTCCGGCTCTTGTGGCGCGTGCCGCCCGGCCTTGCCCGGACGGAGGGGAAGCTGAACAATGCCGCGTCATGCGGCACGCGCCCCGGGACGGGGGCAGATACGCCCCCGCCCGCCTTCACCGCGCGCCTCAGGCGGCGGCGAACCGCAACAGCTTGATCGCCTTGAAATCGCTCACATCGCCGCCGACGCGCTTGGTCGCGTAGAACAGGACGTGCGGCTTGGCGCTGAACGGGTCGCGCAGGATGCGCAGGTCGGGCCGCTCGGCCACCGTGTAGCCTGTGCGGAAATCGCCAAAGGCGATGGCATCGGCACCCACGGCAATATCGGGCATGTCCTCGGCGATCAGCACGGGATAACCCATCAGGCGCGCGGGCTCGCCCGCCGCCAGCCCGTCCGACCACAGGAACCGGCCATCGGCATCCTTGAGCTTGCGCACCACGCCCGCCGTGCGTGAATTCATCACGAAACTGGCCCCTGCGCGGTATTCCGCCCCCAGCGCATAGACCAGGTCCACGATCGGGTCGGGGCCGTTCAGGTCGCCATCGACCCCCGTGGGCACGTATCCAAGGTTGCCCCAGGTCCATACGTCATTGTCCACCGCCGGACGGCTTAGGAAACCACGCGGCTTGTCCACCCCGTCGCCCGAGATGAACGCCGCCGCCTCGGCGCGCGCAAAGCGGTCGGCGATGCGCGTGGCCAGCCACCCCTCCACGTCAAAGGCGCTGTCATCCAGCAACCGCTGGCTCGCCTTGGGCAGCGCGCTCAACTCGTGCAGAGGGATCGCGATACGGTCGATCTGCGGCGTGCCGGTCTCGGCGACGCTGCCGGTCTCGCTGGCCCAGCCGTGGCCCAGCTCGGTATGATCCACCAGCACGTCGAACGACGTGGCCTCGACCGCCACCACATTGGCAATCGCGCGGATCGAGGCGGTGGAATTCATCACCGACAGGATCGTCTCCGAGGTCTGCGGATCAACCAGGTATCCGCCCTCGGCCGCCACCGAAGTGTTGAGCGCCTTGCCCTCCATCTCCAGCCCGCGCAGCCCGTCATCGTTACCCGAGCGCAGATAGGCATCAAACGCCTTGCGGTGCGGCGCGTGCATGTCAGGGGGGCCCGCCAGGTGCGGGCGTGCCTGCGTCAGGCTCTTGCGTTCGATCATGGTCATCTTGTCTTCCTGCTGTTGAAACCGTGTGGTGATTTCGGCCCGAAAGCCGGTGAACTCGTCGAGAAAGCCGCGCAGGGCCTCCCCCATCTCGGCGGCCGGAGACATATCTTCCCCGGTCCGAGCCTTTGTCTCGGTCGTCATCGTCAACTCCTCTCGGTTGCGGGTCGGCGCTAACCCCGCGCCATCTCCCGGCGCGCCGCGCGCAGCACGGCGGCCATCTCGCGCATGGCATCGGCACCGGGGCTTTCACCCTTGGCCGCCACCCGCGCACTGGGCAGCATCGGGAAGGTCACCAGCGACACCTCCCAAAGCTCCAGTTCCTGCAAGAGCCTCTGGCCCTTCTCGTTGCGGCTGGCGCGCAGCGTGCGATAGCCGATGCTCAGCCCGTCAAGCGCGCCCGCGGCGATCAGCGCCCCCGCCTCGCGCGCCCGCGCCACATCGCCCAGCAGCCGCCCCTTGACCCACAAACCGCGCCCATCCTCGCGCACCTCGTCCCAGACGCCGATCGGCTCGCGCGGGTCGTGCTGCCACAGCATCCGCACGCGCCGCCCCTCGCCCGCCAGCCGCTTGAGGCTCGCCACATAGGCCCCCCTGGCCACGATGTCGCCGCCCTGGTCGGGCGCATCGAACAGGCTCGCATAGCCCTCGATCGCGCCCGCCTCCGTGACCCGCAGCGCATCCGTCGCGCCACCCATGAATTTCCGTTCCAGTCCCGTCTCCATCATCTCGCCCTTTCGCCTCATCCCGGCAGCGCCGCCAATATCGGCTGAAACGCCTGCACCAATACCGCCGCCACGACGCCGTAAACCGCCAGCCACAGCCGCCGCTCCAACCTCTCCACCGTCGCCTCCAGGCGCTCCAGCCGCTCCACCATCGCGCGATGCTGCAACTCAGAGACCCGTTCATGCGCCTCGAGCCGCAGCGCGGGCGCGCAATCGAACGCCTCAAAGCCATAGCGCGGCGGCGGCGCGCCCTCACTCATCCGCCGCCTCACCCGGCACCGCAGGCAGGCCCAGCAACGCCCGCTTTTCCGCCGTCGTCAGGAAATCCGCGCCCGCCACCCGCGCCCATTGCGCATCGCGCTCGGCCGCCAGCGCCGGCACATGGTCGAGATCGGGCAAAAGCGCCAGCGCCTCGCCGGTGAACGCGTTGAGCCACGCCGCCAGCTTGGCGCTCACCCGCGCCACCAGCGGCAGCACCGTCAGCCGGTAAAAGGCGCGGTTCGCCTCCTGGTAATTGGCATAGGTCGCGTCACCGGGTATTCCCAACAGCATCGGCGGCACGCCGAAGGCCAGCGCGATCTCGCGCGCGGCGGCCTCCTTGGTCTTGTGAAATTCCATATCCGAGGGGCTGAACCCCATCGGCTTCCAGTCAAGCCCCCCTTCCAGAAGCATCGGGCGGCCGGCATTGCGCGCGCCCTGGTGGTGGGTCTCCATCTCGGCCACCAGCCGGTCATACTGATCGGTGCTGAGCGCACCCTGCCCCTCGGCCCCCCTGTAGACGATCGCCCCCGAGGGCCGCGCGGCATTGTCAAGCAGCGCCTTGGACCACCGGCTTGCCGCGTTATGCACGTCCAGCGCCTGCGCGGCGGGCTGCATGGGCGACAGGCCGTAATGGTCGTCCTGCGGGTGAAAGCTCTTGATATGGCAGATGCAGGGCGCACCCTCGCCCAGGGTGAATCGGTGCTTGCGCCCGCCGACCTGGTATTCATAGGCCACCGGCCAGCCATCGTTGCCCGGCACCACGCTCATCCGGTCCGAGCGCAGGACGTGCAACTCCAGCGGCAGGCCCGCGCCCGCGCCCACCGCCTCGACATAGGCGTTGCCGCTCAGCAAAAGCTGACCGTAAAGCGCCTCGAACAGCTCCGCCCGGCCCTGCGCCGGGTTCGGCGCGGCCACGAGGTCCAGCATCGGGTGCACCGCATAACGCCGCGCGGCATCCTGCAACACCAGCGGCAGCGCCGCCGCCGCCTCGGCGATCATCTTGACGGCGCGAAACCCCACCGGGTTGCCCGCGAATCCGCTGCGCGTCAGGCTCACCGTGTCGCGCGGGCTCCAGGCCGCGCGCCCCGACCCGCCCCAGGCGATCACACGGCCCGCAGCACTCGCCTTCTGCTCGGGGCTATCCACCGTCTCTGCCCCTCCTTGCCGGAAAAAATCCAGTATCATCGCTCGCTCCTTCGCCTCGGCGCTCGAAGGGCATCAGACGGGCAAAGGATTAACAAAGATGAACCGCACCGCGCCTTGATCCTGCCGGAAGAATCGCGGTCCCCGTTCCGGAGTCGCATATCAACGCAGGTTGTGCCCACGACCGGTGGCGATGAGATGCGCCATCACACCGCCCGCCCCGGCACGGCACCAGCCAGCATCGAAGCGGCACCCGTCACCCGGCGCGCACAGCCCGCCGCTTCACCCCGGGTTATTCGTCCAAATCCAATTGGGGAGGTTGCGTGCGCCTGAACGCGCTGTAGAATCAGGCTGTTAAAACAAACTCCGCAGGCAGCCACGGACGCACGCATGGGTGAAAACCTACGACCGGT